GCCCTCCGGTGTTTACCTAACAGCAACAGTAAACACCATAATTGGACAAATTCTCATGCGAATATTCTACATGAGAGCAGTACCGAAGAATCTAGCTAACATGGGCGACTTCGAAAGGAATGTTAGAATCGCCATTTATGGTGATGACAATGTCGTCAATGTATCAGAGAAGATTCTTCCTTACTACAATCAGAAGACCATCACGGAAGCAGCAGCAGGAATTGGAATGACCTATACCGACGAACAAAAATCAACGGATCAATCAGCAGTACCTCTCTCTCGAACCTTATCAGAAGTGACTCTACTCAAAAGACATTTTGTTTACTCTCAGGAGGAAGGCAGATGGGTAGGACCATTACAGCTCAAAACAGTTTTAGATATTCCAAACTGGTATCGCAACACGATGCCAGAACCAGTAGTTTTACCTCTCATTATTGAGTGCGTTTTGCGCGAATTGAGTCTTCACCCTCGGGAGGAGTTCTATGCGTGCAGAAGAGCAATCTTTAATGAGCTTGTTGAAAATCACATGAAAGTACCAGCCTTACCAGACTATGATTCTCTCAGATACTCGATGTTGAACGGTTATAAATCGTACTTCGGAGCGTAAAATCTCAACCAGCACAGCGTTACCCATAACTGACGCTATATAAAGATGTTATGGAAAAATTCGAATGAGAATAGGACACCAGATTAATGAACGGTTACATTCTGGCGTAGCAAACCCCGAATCTCATCCACTCCTTGGAGTGAGTCGCAGGAATTTATTCCTATAGATGGTAGTGTGGCGACTATAAAATAATTGGCTTATCATCCCGTTCGGTCTAGTATTCAGATTAATACCCTGGGTGCACCTGACCTAAAAATGACAGTATTGCTCAAACTATTAGAAAAGAAAATTCAACACCAGTAGAATCACAACCAGACCTTTTAGACACAACAGCAGTAACAACCGAGGAAATTTCAGTTGCTACCTTTGAGGATGCAAATCCACCAGATAAGGCAGTAGCTGAGATCACTCATCATACAGAACCAGCGGACGATTTGATTTCGTTGAAGCGTTTCCTAGGTAAGCCTAGACTCGTTGCCAACGGACCATTGAGTTCACTCAACCGACAGATCACGAACCAGACCACAGACTTCACCACATATTTTTCACTTTTTGACATCATTACCAAACTGTATAATTTTGTAGGATTACGATTTACTATGTGCGCAAAGATTACTCTCAACGTCACTCCATTCGATTCAGGACAAGTAGTTTTGGGTTATCACCCACCGTATTATCCAGAAAGATCTCTCACCAAAGACTCTATCAACATGTTTCAGCACGTTCCTCACGCAGATTTAGACCTCTCCGAACAGACCGCAGCAGAACTTAGAGTTCCGTACTATGCCCCCAAGAGGTATATTTCGGTTCTCGAATCAATTCAACCAAACAACTTAGGAAACTTTTTCCTTTGTTCACCAACCGACAGCATTTTCGCTGGAAACTCATCTGAATACAAACTTTATATGTGGATTGAGGATGTAGAACTCCTCTTTCCCACAAATTTAGTGGGTAACACCTTAGTTTCCAGAATTATGAACCGCAAGTGGAGTCCACAAGGACCAGACGCAAAGAAAGTTGGCGACGCATCAGTAGTTTTATCTCAACCCTACTATGACTCAAATTACGGAATCTCAGGACAGGCTGTTCCAGCTTGTCTCAACGTAGTTAGCAATAGTTTTTCAGAAGGATCAACCGATAGTTTTTATGACCTCTTCAAGGTCCCAGGCACTTGTTATTATGACACGATTAACACCGCAACACCATATCAAGTTTCAATTCCAGTCAAGCCGAATTCAAACCCATATTCAGGATTTGCCAAATTAGCTCTAGCCAAATTGTTTTTCAAATTTTATTCAGGATCAATCAATTACCGACTCAAGCTCTACATGACAAAGTTCCACTCAGGAAGGATGCAAGTTGCATTTTTACCGAAATGGGGGAACGCACCGATTCCAACTAGTTTGGATGATTTTTGGAATATTGTCTGGGACTTCCGTGAAGCGTCAGAACTTGAATTTTCCGTTCCATACATAGATGACATGTACATGACTCAGACCAACGAGTCACAAGGTCTCTTAGTATTCAGAACGCTAAATCCGATTCAGGCACCAGACAATGTTTCGACAACCATCAAATATATCTTGGAAACGTGGGCAGGAGATGATTTCAAAGTAGCAGCACCATATGCATCCCGAATGATGACCATTGAATATCCAGTAGCACCAACAGTGAAGGAAGATCTGACATGGGAACCTCAGGGACCCAAATCCATAGCTGACAAACCAGTAGAAGCAACATCTCATTTTCTTAACGAATCCGATTGTACCATTTCTTCTTTAGTTACAAAAATCTCAACTCCAACTCCGATGGAACCAGCAGTTAAAGTAGGACGAATTTACATTCCTCCTTCTATAACTTTGGCCCATCTTGGTGGAGCAGGAAACTCAGAACCAGTTAGTAATTGCATAATTTTAGCCAATATCTTTCAGTTTTACAGAGGGGATGTTATCTCAAAAGCAGGAACTGGAGCTGGATACGACTATTACACCAATGTCGCCACTCTAGATTCTGAATTTCCGGTATATCCCTACATTTGCAATCTGCGTTATAACGAAGTCGCTTTTGGCGGGGCCCCAGGTCCAGTCAATCGCGAAGAGTTACAGCGCCTTCACAACGCAACCTTCTTTTACCCTTGGTACACAGTAAAAGTTTCGGTCTAAGACCATTTTAGCAATTTTATGAAATTGTAGGGCGCGGTAATCCCCTCAAAATAATTACCAAAAGCGCACTGCCCCTTTCATAGGCAGTAATCTAGACTTCAATAGATTTAAAACTTCGAAGAGCAGCCTCACCTTAACAAGTTAGCCTGTACACGTTCACCGTGTGTGTAGGGCGTTTGATTTTCCAGAGCGGAATTTCAAGCGTTTTAGACGGTGCCTCTAGGACCAGGATCCATCAAGTCCCCTAGTAGGTTAAG